TTATAACCATATCTTATAGCTATCTCCTTTAAAGGTTCAAAGTAAACAGCAAACAAACTTGGTTTAGCGTGTATAGGTTTAGGTATTACTGTATCCATAAGTCATTTATCCATTATTATTAAATTACCCATAAAAGTTCTCAAGTCTTGTAATATATCTTTAAGATAATAAATGTTACTCCAATAATCATCTCCCTTATCTGAGTTTTGCCATTTATTAGACCTTTGACTATAAATCAGCTCACGTCTAGAAATTTCATCCTCTAAAGGCTTATACACATCCTTGATACCTTTAATTACATCTACCTTTGCCATCTGTACATTCACCTATTATGTCATATGGGGTAACTATTTCCTTGGCGGTAAAATCCCCATGTTTTATACATTTACCTGTATCCACGTTCCATGCACATGTAAATGGTTCTTTATGACCTAAGCAATCAATTAGATATCCTATTGGATTTTCATCTATGAAAGTCATTATGAAAGCAGTCCAACCACCTTTAGTTTTGTATTTATGACCTGTTGTTATACCAAACTGCATAATTCATTAATAATTACGCTTGAGTTTGATGTATAATGCAAGCGTACATAAAGGAAATATTATACCACCTGTAGCAAGCATTACACAACCATCAACATGATCAGTAACCACCATAATAAGTACACCAATCCAACATACAATTGCCATTAATACACCTTGCTTAATTTGTTTTTTTAATAATTCTTTCATTTTTCGGATTTTTCTATTAAGTAAAATTCTAATATTCCGTGATAATCCAATTGATCAAATAATGGATAATCAAATATGTCTATATTATTAGGATTTGGGTCATGAACTATCCTGAATTCTTTATCTATAATCACAGCATGAGTACAGGCTGATGATTTAGCTAAATCATCAGCCGTAAAAGAACTTGGGGAGTAAACAATACCTATGAACAATCCGCTAACACCTTTATTATCTACTATTGTAGGCATTGAATCACCGCCATAGCAGCCTATTTGTCTTGGATTATATATAGTTCCTTTAAATTCATAACCTGAATCCATTATAAACTTAAAAAGAACCTCGTACCATTCAGCACCATGAGATATGAAATGTGGTACTAGCTCTAAATCAATTTCTAGCAAACTTGCTGCAGCCGCTTGTAAGCAATTACCATTTCCCTTCTTAAAAATTGTTTGATATATTTTCTTCATTTGTTTTTATAATTTTGTAACAATTTTGCACATAAAGATTCAGGGGAATCATGTAAATCAGTTACCAACATATCAAACACATCGATTTTGTATTCATCGTTATAAAGATTATGCAAATAATCTTTACCCTTTTTATTGACACCAACAATTTCCATTTCAATAATTTTATTATCATAAACAGTATAGCAAATATCATCCACATTAAAATGTGTTTTATATGGTATATTTGTATTAGATTCTCCATTAGGGGATGCAGTATCATTACCATGCATAGGTGGAATATTGTCTTTAAATTCAGAGGTATTTACCTTATGTACATATTTACGTTTTTCTTTAATAGGTTGTATGAATTTTTCATTTAAATCAAGGAATACCTTAGGTTGTGTGTTGCTTGATATATGTATAGAATCTAAATCAAGTGGCTTTACCTTATGTACATATTTGCGTTTTACTCTAAAAACTTGTTGCTTATCATTTTCGTTAAGGAATATCATTGGTGGTGAACTATTTAATTTATTATTCACGGTGTCGGTTTTATTATAATATTTACGAACTTCGTATTTAACAAGCTTTGTATCAATAGCAACAGGTTCGAAATACTTAACCACATCACCAATTAATTTTGTATAATTTGGAGTTACAGAGGTTTTAGACCTATATCTTATATTTCCACCATCATTAGATATTGCGAACTCATTACAATTACTCAAAACAAACATTATAGCCTCACTCCATGATTTATCCAATCCAAACATATTATAGATTGGTGTTAAAGGATGATCTTTTACAGAAACCCACTCATTATCACAAAATTCAAATAAATGTTTAAATAAACTCCTTAAATTTTCTATTTTATTATCGGTATCAATCATATCGGTAAAGTTTATTATATTAGGAAATTATTGCATTTATGCTTATATAGTTATCAATCTCATATGATTTATAATAAGGTGTACTTAAGTCTTCATAATATTTTGTAACTCTTAAATGTGCTAAGTAAAACATAAATATTTACAATTGATTAAAATTATAATAGTGCTGTTCAACAGGGGTATCCAACAATATTGACATTATAAACGCTCTTTCCTCTTTAGTATAATGAACATGAGTATATCCATGCAGTACCCGCCAACGTAACCAATATGAATGTGATTTCTTTTTGTCAAAAGGTGCTGTTCTATCATGATGACATACAGGACAACCATACATTTTAGGTGATGATGAATTACACTCAGGGCAAAAACCTAGCAGATGTCTGCTGAACCAAACATGTAAATAGTAAAATGGATTATTCATATCAATTGTATTAGAGGTTTAATAATTTATATTTTTAATCAATTTATATTATCACTTAAGATATTTCGATAGAACTATGAAATCATTTGGATATTTTGAATTACGACCATTTTTATAAAATCTTTCCTTATTTATAGGCAAAGATTTAGAACAGCTGTCTGTGCTTTCATCATTGTAATAACTTGTTTGGGACATACATTTTTCAATAGTAATCTCTATTTGTTGATCTAATAAAGATTTTAATTGATCTAAAGTAATAGTTATAATTGCATCCATATAAAGATTTTCCTTTTTATAATTGAAAACTTAAAAAGGTTTTAATAGGATTATAAGTACGAAAATTGAAGGAAAATATATCGTGTGACCTTGGGTGACATATAAAGAGGACTGAATGTATGTATTCAGTCCTCTTTGCTTAATTAGCGTATTTACTTCAATATTGATATTAAAACCAAAGTCAAAGCGGCAAGCCAACCCGTAATAGTAAAAATCATCGATGAATTCCTAGCAATATTAAGCTTTTTAATTTCATCATTATAAAAATTGACATTGGCTATTTGCTTACCGAATTTTCTGACAAGTAAGTCTTTGGCTTTATAATTCACGAATTTAACTATCTTTCGTTTGTCATCGTCTGATATAGGAAATTTATTATCCCAATCCTTTACATAGCTACTTGCTTTAAAGGTTATATCACTATGATAGTTCTCTTGAACATCAAGTTCAATCTTTATTGCAAAAGTTCCATTTTCTTCATAGAGTTCTTGAGCTTTCCTTTCTATATTTTTAATACTCAAGCTTGCAGATTCAACAAGAGTGTCATATTCTGATTTTCTTAATTGTACTATGGCTTCCATTGTTTATATATTTTAAAATTATTATATACCTTTTGTAAAACATCCTTTAGATGGCAAACATATTTCCCCTGAATCCAACGGATAACAACAAGTACTGTGGCTTTCACATAATTTTATTTCTTCATCATCCACCAATTCAAAATGAGTATAATCATAAAAACCACACACCTCAGGAATAGAAACCATAAAATTATCTCCTTCCCCAACAGTTCCATTAACAACAACTATATCACCTTTTTTAAATATATGATGCTCAATAGACCTGCTTCTTGGATTGTCTTTTGTACATATAACTTTTTTCGGGTTTCCACGTGTATCATGGAATAGTTTTAGTTTTGGGTCATCTGATTCCAAACCAAAAAGACTTGTTATTGTCATAATTTTAATTTGTTTAACGATTTAATCCAAACATTAAATATGTTAGTTATGAAAGATTTAAAATTCTCATAATCGTCGTTTTCCTCAATCCATACACGTTCATCGTTTTCAGAATCCCAAAGTGTCTTATCTCCAAATCCGAAAATGTCTGTATATCCATTTGTCATATAATAAAACTGATCACAGATTTCTCCATGTTTTTTATACATTTCCTGATTTAATTCACAGGCAGCATCTATAAACATCAACTGCTGTTTTTTCCTGTCATTAGCTGTCAAGTGCACAATCATTTCAGCATCGACTTCCCTGAAACAATATTCTTTATACCAATTATTGTTATAATACTTATATTTATCAACACCCTTGTTGTATAAAACCACAACCCAATCATTAATTGGTATGTTATCCAAACTTAAGGCATAAGCCCAATAATATCCGCTTTTTCTCATAATACTTTTAATTTATTTTGTGTATAGTCTTTTGCTAAATCTGTACATTCATCCAATGTATAACGAAAATAAAATTTATCAAAAATTTTAACAGATATTGTTTTGATATCATTTAACTCATTAATAGAAAATTCAAATTGATTTAAAAATTCAAATATTTTCCCTTGGACTTTTGTTGGAAATGTGCTTAATGACATATATTTTAATATTAACAATCGGCTTCACATTTGGTTACCTTAACTAAGTAAATTATCCCCATGCTTTTTTTACAAAATTTCTTCTTTATTATTTTATATTCGAATATTGGACATCTTTGCCAAATAACCATAAGTTCCTGTTCAATATCGATATTTCCATGAATTCCATTTAATACCTCTTCTTCGGTAAATACAAAAGCATATGTAAGATTGTAGCTTTTGCATGGGATATAAAATTTACGAGATATTTTAATGGGATTATCATCATGATTATCATCAAATTTTCCATATTTATAATCAGGTTCTTGTCTAAATTTTTTATGAAATATTTCCATGCCTTATAATATTTTAAAAGATTGATTGTTAAAATCCAACTCAACTGTTTCTCCCTCTTTAATTGATGAAAGTGTACATGCTTCAAAACTTGGACTATCAGGGAAATTTTCGGACTCGTTATCAACTACCTTTTTTAGCTCCTCAAAAGTATAAGTAACCGTTGATTCATCTTCATTTATATATCACATAATTTTTAATTTTAAGTAACACAAGTGTGATTTTATTTTATTTTACGTGTTTCGGAATAAGGATAAATTTTATCAAGAGTTTCAATATAACCACATTTTGGTGTATTACATTTGTGTTGGTAATATAGTCCAATAAATTTTTTACCTGTTGGTCTTAGTCTTCCTATAATACATCTAGGACATTGATAGTCTGCATCAACTGTCTGTATTATATTTTCTATTTTAGACATTATCCTCGTAAATTAAGTTAAATTCTTCCTTAATATATTGCTTCTCTTCAATGAAGGTGTCTGAAATATCACCTTGAAACACATCACAGCCTATTATATTATCATCACCATCACCAACCCCGAATCGTATTCTTGATTCACAGTCAGGATAATTACAATTACAATAATTACATAAATTATCGGTTTTGTCCTCTAATTCAAATGCTTTAATTTGGCTATTATCCCCAATGCTTATGCAATCAACAATTTCATCTTTAGTCATTGGAGTATAATTATGTATTGTAATAGCCATACAATCATCTATTTCCTCTTCATCCACATCATCATCGTTATAAAGTGGTGTTCCTACCCCCATATATGCTGTAAATGTATTGTATTCTAAAAACATTATAGCCTCAAGTTCAGGGTCATATTCAGGGTCATCTTTGTTATCAGGGTCTTCCGAATACTGCTTGGCTAACATGTTAATCATTTTCTTTTTGGAATATACAACACGGTTTGTTTCAGCATTCAAACCAAGTATAGCATTATCAAAACCATCCACAAATAATGTTTCACTCATGATATTATTTTATAATTTATATTATTTCTACTAAGTGCTTTGTTGAATATTTTTATATTATTTTTAGTTGGTACAACAAATTCTTTATCAGCAGTACCAACCATTATAGCATTATCCTCTATCATTGAAATCATTGAATCAAATTCCCTTTGAGTTAATTCAAGTATTATCTTTTTCATTTATTGAAAATATCTAAAGCCTCTAAACCCTTTCATAGGAATAGGTGCTATCTTATGAAATTCACCACTTCTTTGAATAAATTTACCAACCCAAGCAGTACCCGTAGTTTCACAATTAAATGGTTTATCACTTAGTGCTGTAATAAACATATATCCTATTATGTTTCCCTTATAACACAGATAACATTTCTTACCAACCTCTGTTTGCTTTGGATATGAGGTAACTTTGAAATTCATTACATACTTACCATCTTTCACCAAATCAAGTTCCTTTTGGTATTCTTCCCATTTTGTGATTGATGGTATTGTTATAATTATGTCCTTTGTTTGAGAGTGATCAATGGCTAATTGTTTCATAATGTTATAGTAAATTCAGTAAATGCAATTATATTTTTATCGTCATACATTGGCTCTAAATATATTGAATGTCTACCACCTACAAAAGTATCTTGTATTATAGGTCTACCACAAAATGTACAAATACCATCACTATACCAAGTATCTCTATTACCACAGCTTGTTAGGTCTACTTGCCCATCAAAAAAATTATTTTTAGAATTATGAATACAATATTCTTTAAATTCTATAAATACGGTATCAAATAAACGTGTTTTAATGTTTAAAATATAATCAGTGGACTCCTTTTTGAGCAAAAACACTTGATCGTTGTAAATATATGGAGGTCTTAATTTTGTACATATTTTAGTATCCGATGAAATCCTTACTCTAAGACAATCATCTAGTTGAAATACTTTATAAATAATTTGACAGTTTTTCTCTATATCTTTAGTGAAAGACATAACAGATGATTCATTAATTATATGTTGACATTTATGGATGCACCACTCATTATTCTCCATTACAATGAAGTATTCATTTTCACTTATATAACCTTTTACAGCAAAATGAATATTTTCCGAGATTTTAACTATTTTACCTTTTATTTTCATAATGTTAGCAACTTATAGGTTTTCATAAATCCAATTTACAGTTAATATTTTGTTAGTTCCGCCCGCAGAAAGGTTATCATCTCTGTGCTTATTTATTAGTATTTCAACTTCCTCAAAAGTATAGTTGTTTTTAATCTTCCTTATTGTTATAGTTCTATCTTTTGGATTAATTTTTAACCGTTCAAAATCTTTTGCTGATTTATTAAATGCATTTATCCAAGATTGAGTATCCTGTTCATATTCAACCAAAACATCGGTAATTTGTCTACCATTGTTGTATTCTTTAATATAAATATCAATAAACGATTTCGATGATTGTGGAAACAAATTTTTGTTCTTTATTTCAACCCAACCTGAAGAGCCACTCATACAATCAGAATCATTAGCTATTTTAATTGCTTCTTCCAATCCCAAACTTAAATCAGTTGATGCAATAATCTTTCTATCGGCTCTTAAAGGAAATTCACCCTCTTTCAGCTTATATACAATTTGATCAAGACCTATTGCATAATCACCAACTTTAATTTCTCCACCTACCTCAGTATTTTTTTTACCTGATAATACGTAAATATGTTGAACTATTGTTGTTTTAGCTATAAATACCTCGTTTTCGGTGAGTATATGTAGCTCATTACACTTTGACTTTACTAAATTTCCAATTTGTGCTTTTTGATTAGTAGGAAGCATAACCACTTTTGCTCTTTTAAACGGCATAATGTTTTGTTTTTAAGAATGTTAATTATTACAAGTATTGTATAATTTTCTCCCTTATATAAGCAAATACATTAATATTTTCATATTTATCTTTTATTCCAACTCATTGGTATTATATTTTGATTTTCTGATCTTTTTAAACACACAATAAGTTCAGACTTAAAAACCTTAACTGTAAATCTAAATTTGCTTCTTACAAATCTTTTATTTGATTCAATTACATGATAAACTGAATTACTTTGCTTCTGACCTATACATATGATAAAATCGTCAGACTTTATATTTATATCTGATGGACAATCAACAAAGAATTTTCTAATTTTATCGGTATGTTCATTCATTAGAACAGGTGTTTATAAGATTTAATATCTTTTATAGTGCGTTCAGCTATTTTTAAATCTTTTGGTGCTTTTTTTACACCCGTAAGATTATCGTAATATGACATATATACACTCCTTATACCGAGAAGGTTGGCTGTCTTTATAAAAGGAATTGTAAAAGTACATAATCTATGCCAATCTTCATAGCTAATAATTTGAGGTGGTGATGTAAATGCCGAATATTTATATGAACGTATACAATATTCAAATCCACTATTTTCAAGCATTTTTTGCATCATTTCCCAATTAACGGGTAAAGTTCTAGTTGGTTGATTCCCAGCTTTCATTTGATTAATTGATGGATTTATTATCTCTGAGCCAAACACACGTATGATTTGGTCTAGTATTTGTATCCTTATCCTTGGTGGTACGAATGTAAGATTAATTCCGTAAGGGTTGAAATCACCTGATTTTGTAAATTTTTGACCTATTATGAAATTTATGGGTCTGAATGAAAAAGCGGGGCATTGAGCAAGTAATTTTTCCTCAGGGGTTATTGGATTATATCCGAATGTATAAATTTTACCAGGAATTAAAAATATTTTATCTTTCTTTTCGGGTAAATTTTTACTAGACTGATCAGTCAAGTAATTATCGTAAAACCATTTTTGATTTCTAGATACCATAGTTGAATATGGTGTTATCATCATTTCATCGGTCAACGTTTCGGCTATTAATTTCATTATAACTTTATAAATGTTTCATTTAAATTACCGCCTGAATAATTATATTTATCAAATACAACAACCTCATTACTTAAATCTATATTTCCAAATTTAAGTAAATATTTTGCCGCAGTTCCTTTTTTAAGATATGCTAGCGTTATATGAGGTTCAAAATTTGGGTATGTTAATGTAACATGTAATTTATTGACTATATCTGATCTTAATTTCAACAATTCATTAGATGGTATAATTGACACTTTTAATACATCATATTTTTCATTTTCGAAAACACTTATCTTTCCTAATTTTAAAGTGCCAATATTTTTAGGTATCATAGTCAACATCCTAGAAAGTCCAACATAAGTATCAATTCCGTATACTACTGTTATGTGTTGATTTGTTTCTATACCTTTATCATCCAAATCATCCAAATCTATTTTATTTTGTAATTTTGTAATTAAAAGTATAGGATAAACATCCACCATAAGACAGGCAAAATCATAGTCTGTCAAATTTATTCTGCATTTATAATCTTGTATCATTTGTAATGGTTGCATATGATTTGTTTAATTATTTAAAACGAAGATTCCGTGAAGATGGCTTATATCTTCACGGAATCAGTGTTCCCAATAGTTGCATGCTCTGAGTTGTAGGTCAGATTGCTTGTGATGTCCAAAGTCAGGTATTGATGGCATTTCTACCAAATGCCTGTATGGACTCCGAATATCGGGAACGGATTTGGTGATTTCGGGTTGGAAACGGAATTAGGGGACAGCCCTAATTTAATAGTCAAGTCTGTGGATTTACCACAACGACAACACCAAGCCGAATAATAATCACCATCATTTATCTATAATCGTAACATTATTTTATATTAGTTAATATTAAACGGTTTCAAATCATTACCTGAACTCTTTCAGGAAATATGAGGTATATAATCATATAACAATTTGTATATTCAAAAAACCAAATTACAGGCAAAACCTTATATCCCATAAAGTCATAATACATTATAAGCCTTTTTTTGTTGTATTGAGGTATTCAATTTCCTTTTCATCAGATGCTGTCATTTGTTGGAATTTCAATAGTTTTTCAGAAATCGTTTTCAGATATTCAAGCTCTTCACATGATATACAATCATTGGTTTCCACATCTGATAGAAAACCATGTAATCTTGTTGCAAATGTGGTATCACTAACAATTCTTGCATCAACAATAACACCGTTCCAATAGTTATCGCTGTGATTAGTTCTTTTTTCTAAACCCGATGAAGCACATTTTTTACATTTCTTGACATCTTTACTGAAATAATCACATGTATTACAGTATTGTGGATATTCAAAAAATCCAAGATAATGGGGTGGTAATTTATCCATAAGTTCCAATATCTCAGGTAGAACTTTAATACAATTGTCAGCTTCTTTATCAAGCAGCAAAGTACTAATTACCTGATTATTTTTATCGGCTTTCAACATTGAGAAATAGTTTTTTATTGGGGTTAAAATATTTCTTAAATGTGCTACTTTAGTTTCTGTTTGCATATTGCTTTCTTTGTTTTGCTAAGAATTCTAATTTTTCCGAGAACATTTTTCTATTAACTCTTATCTTTGAATTACATAATACATGTTTTGTTTGCCTTGAAAGTATTTTAATACTTTCAAGCATAGTTATATCAATTTTGGACATTTTTTCATCTGTGGTAACCCATTCTATTGGAACAGTATTAGCTGCAACATCTGTAGAAAATCTGACATGTATACCACCTGTGATATGTACTATTATTGCCTCAATTTTACCGCTTAAGCCCATACCTTGCCTTATAATACCATTTTCAGTTTCTATAACTCTATAACGTTCGTAAGCTATCCTGCCGACAATAACAGGACTTTCATTCTTTTTACCCATTAAAATAAAGAATTAACTTGTTTATTATCCAATTTATACAAAATTTTATATACATCAAAATTTGGATGTTTCAATATTTTATATGAATGTGTCAGTTCAAGTACATTGCTATAAAATCTAAGTATATTTTTATTTACCGTTTGGTTTTCATATAATGATTCTATCCATTCATCTTTATATAGCTCACCTATGCTCAATATATGGTTATCAATAGTTGATCTATAAGTTTGATCAAACCCTATAGTTGAAACTGTTATATATTCCATAAGTGAAAGATCAAGTTTGGAACAATCACCCATGATAGGTTCGATTTCTAACCAAAGATGAATTGATTTATTTAAAAATTTAAGTTTGGATAAATCTTTTATTCTGCAGTTATAATTATTATTTTCAACAGAAGTTCCAAAATAAATGTTCTTGGGTATTTCCTTTATCCAACATTCTTTCAAAAACTTAAAATACCTTATTGGGTTCTTTGATTGCAAGAAAAATACATCGTGTGGTCTTCTTTCTATATGTTCAAGTATGTCTATAAGATTTAGGTCAGTTATAGTACTACTTAACATATCACCCATAATTGAACATATATAAATATCGGGTCTTTTTGGTAATTTATCCCAATATTCGGGATAATATTTAGGCTTTAGAAAGTCGTTTTTTAGGAAATTTTTATTGGAGAATTTGGTTTTTACATAGCAGAACCCTGTTTTGTATAGATCACAGGAATCTATATCACAGCCGTGAACCAAATTTAATGTTACCATACATCTTTATATAGAAGCACAACAACGTTAATCTTATTTATATTGGTTTTGGGGTATCGAGATATTTATGAAATGGTATAAGTTGCCTTCCGCCATCATACAACCATTCTTTGAATTTATCTATATGTACGGGTGTTATATTTTGAAAACCTTTCCAATCTTTATCATAATTATTCAAATATGATTCTTTAGCATCTTGATGGCTGTTATATCCAAGCATTACTTTACTTTCATCAAATTTACCTGTTAAAGGGTCTATCTGATCTACAACATATACCATAGTACTATTGGTGTTATCACCTATAAATACATCAATATCTTCTCCTATTCTGTCATGTGTATTATCAAAGTACCCATAATGATTTTTCATTTCCGTTGACCATTTTTTACCATTATCATCAACACCCGAACGTGTAGAACCTTTTGGATTTTCAATGGTTATATTCATCCCCTGAATAATAATTGCAGCTTTGTCATATTCTCCCGATTCTATTTGAGATTTAGATGGATTGAGTTCCACATGGTTGAGTAGGAATCCTTCTAAATCAGGTTTGAATATCTGCAGTTTTTTCATACTTTTCAATACATTATCGGCATCCATTAGGTTAGATGTCGATATAAATTTTATTGATTATTGTATTAATCCCAATGTTTTAAGTGCTAATATCAAAGATGTTAATTTCTCTGTATCCGTAGTACCTGAAACAGTTTGTATATTTGCAGGTGTGAAATCACCATCTTTGTCAATAGATGATTTGATGGTTACACCATCAGGTGAAACCACCAATACATTACCACTAGTTCCTGTGAGTATTATATTGTCAGCTATTATTGATTTATTAGGTAAAGTACCTTGTAGACCTGATAAATTTATTGTTTTGGTGGTAGTATTTATAATTTGAAGAATAGGATTTAACGTATCCTCTAAGATTTGAAATGCAGCATTCAACATATCAGGTATGTCAGAAACTTGGTTGGTCGGTTGAAATCTTGTTAGTTCCATAATGGTAATTAATTTTATTTATTTATTTTGGTGCTTGTGTTATAAACCAAGCAAAAAATAGCACAAGCACCTATATAAATCATTATTAAATTACTACAGACTGCGACACTTCATCCATCATTTTATCATCCATCATTTCGGGTTGACTTCCATTTGACTCATTATCAACTATGATAGGCTGTGACACTTCATCTATAATTTTATCATCCATCATTTCGGGTTGACTTCCATCAAGTTCATTATCAATTGCATCAAGCTGTTTAAGCATATACATCTTTTTACCGTCTATCTCTGAAATATCAATAACCCCATTTTCAGATAAATGCTTTGTGAATACATCTATTTCCAAATCGGTAAATTGGTAAAGCTTGAGTTCTTCAACAGTTATTTCAAGGTTATTGTTATTGTAGTGTTGCTCACAAATCTTAATAAATGTTTCAAGCCTGAATTTCCTTACTTGCTCCATGTAAGATTTCCTTACATTATCAGCATAAATTTTTACCTTTTCGATTGATTCCTCGAATGACCCACCCGACATGTATTCCTTAAAGGCATATTCAGCGTGAACAACAATAATCCCCAAACCATTTTTAAAAATAGGCAATCCTTTTGTAACTAGTTTACACCATTCTTTTGGTATTAATGAATGTTGTATTTCCTTCTCCGCTTTAGTTCCTACATTTAGCTTTTCAGTCCAACTGATCTTGCAATGTTTCTTCTCTCTAGATGTCCATTTAGCGGGGTTGCTAACAATTTCACCTTTCTTTGGAATGTTTTCAGTAACTTTATCCATGATTTTATTTTAAATGATTTTATTTTTAATTAATAAGCAACAATATTTGTATTTTTTCCCCGAACCACAATTACATTGATCATTACGGCTCTGTTCTTTCTTTTTTATAATTGGTTTATTATTTCTGTTTCTAGCTTTCTCAATGCATAGCTCACAATACCATTTTTTATTTCTTTTTAAAATAATACTAGCGGGTCTTCCACACATACAACATTGGTGAGTATCCATATAGGTTAATTTACTAATGTATGCTTCAAAAATTGATGCTTATCGCCCAAAAATGATGTATAATTTATTCTAGCTAGCCAATAATCTATCTTGTTTATATTGCCTAATATTTGATCTACATTAAGGAAAGCATTATAAGTATTAGGATTAAATGACATTTTATATGTTTTATTTTCATATGGATTGTATACATCAAACGATGTAGTTATTCCAAGCTGCTTAACAAGCTTTATCTTCTCGTCTATTAATTTTTTCCATATTATAAATATTTCTGAATGATTTATGTTGCTGAGTTTTACACAATCAAGGCAAATATCTTTTATGTTCACAAAATATTCTACATCGGCAAGGTTTTGATTTTGTTTTGATTTAAAGAATGTATTATTTATAAGTTTTCTAACATTCTCTTTAGAAAGCAGATTGATATTTGATACAATATGTTTTCCACTTTCAATTATAGTCAATATATCATTAACAGGTTCTATTATCACACCACCATCCTCAAGTATTATCAAAACATTATATTTAAGTAATAACGACACTGTGATTTCATTAGCTTTATACTTCATATCCTCGATTCTTACAAAATCTGAAAAAACAAAGGTTTCTGACTTGGTGTATTTATTTGAAAGTCTATCTATTATGGTATTTTCATTAGGGAACGTATAATTAGCTATGAAGACCTCATTTTCAGTCAACAGTTTATACAATTGGAATATATTTTTAAACATAAGCTAGATAGATTTTAATTATTTATATTCGATATCTTATAATTGTGTCAATCCAAAATATAGTTGCAAAATACAAAATTGGCTGTAATCTCAAAGATTACAGCCAATTTACTTAAAGTGGAGGTGGAGTGAGTCGAACACTCGTCTTACGATTGGTTAATACAAGTCTTTTTACAACTTAGTGCATGAGGTTAATCTTACCACCTTTCAGCATCTTATAAGAATTTGGGTACTGTTTGGAAACAGTGCAGTCCACCATCCGATTTATGACATCGGCAAACTTTAAAAAACTAAATTAGGCTTCCTTAAGCAGCAAATGCTACTACTCTTGGAGATATCATTGCAATAACCTTGTTACCCAATGATTTGATTGTATTTTTGCCTGTTATTTGGTTTACCTTTTTAAAAGGAGAACTGATAATCTCCATTGAACTTATACCACCCTAAACCGCAATCAAAACCAAGCACCCCCGATTTTTCACTTTTTATATCAGAATAACTCTTTATCCTGTATCTCTCAGGATGGGACTAACCATCCTTTCGTTCATAGATTAGAGAGATGCAATATTCTCTCTATAGTCGTATCTAATAAACAGTCTGTGCTCCCTACAGGACTTGAACCTATGACCTCAACATTATGAGTGTTTTGCTCTGACCAACTGAGCTAAGGGAGCAAAAATGGCAAGTTACATGTATTGCCTACCACCTTAAAGAACCTCTGAGTTACTTTTTATTGTTCACAAAGAGGTAGTGTATTTTAAATCCGGATATCTTATCTTGATTCTGCTAACCACTCACAGCTTCTGTGGCTGTTATACTACCATAATCCCATATGCTCAAAAAAGAGCAGCCGCTTAATGTTTCAGAGTGTTTGGCGGGTCTTAGGTAATTATGGCAGACATAAAAGGTAGTATAGGCGGTAAACTAATTTTATCGTACTTTTCAATTATCCAATTTATATTTCCACTTCCATAATCTTTATTTGTACAAGTGTAGACATAACCATGGTTTATTGCGTTCTGTGTATCAATGTTTTTAATTAATTGCTTTTCAACACAATAATTTAGGACAACATTTACCTGTGTGGTGATTGTAAAATTTACAACTTGGTCAACTACCACAGTAGATTGGACCGTTACAATTTGCTTTTCAGTTGGCGGAGAACCTTTCGGTGCAGCAATGGCGGCTGAAAGAGCAAAACTAAAAACAAGCATCAGTAGAATACCAAAGAGCTTTTTCATGTTTTTTTTTCTTTTTAATTAAACAATAGTTTGATTTTCACACGTTAAACTTAACGGTGTTTACTTATTTACTTGTGGGTTTAACACTTTTTATAAAGTAATTGGTTTCTCCCCTATTCTTAAACAGATTTAAATATTTAACCTGTTGATATTGTATAATAATTGGTGTACCTTTGGAAATATAAGATTCAATGGAATCAATAGGTGTTTCACATTTAATTGTATTACTGTTATCAATTGATGCATGAAATGTTTCATAATTTCCAATTACCTGATTACTTTGGGCAATATTGGGTGAAATTTTAATTTCAATTTCAAACGATTTGTAAACAGCACCCTTTTCTGATAATTTAGTAATTACCCCTACACGTTCGCCACTTGAATAGTTTTGGCATGATGTCAGAGCCATGGAAAAAGCTAAAACTAGTAAAATTAAGAAATTTCTCATAATGATTGTTTTTAATTGTTTGTTTTCTATTTTATGTTTAATAAGTTATAATAGTGTCAATTCAACTTTCTGTATAGTTCCATTATTTTATTTTCATATGATTTACTTGCTGTTGGATTGTGTAATTTTATAGCCATATGAAAGTCACGATTTGGATTTTTATGATTTTGGAATATTTCAAACATCTCAATTGATTTTTCTCTATCATATCTATCTGAAACTGTATAAACTTGATTTGAGTGCTTTGATTTTAGAATTTTATTTACCTCTTTAACATATATTGGGGTAATTTGAAGGCATCCAATACAATTTCCTACATTTTTAGCATCATCATCATTGTTGGACTCAATAAAAATTATAGACCAAATCAATTTTTCCCAATTTATTAGCTTTAATGATTTGGTTATAACAGGCTTTGTGATTATTTTTTTAGGGGTATTATTGAATAAAATTAATTGTAATATTAGTAATACAAAAATTATGGAAATTACCTTGTAAGTTAACTTCATTTTAATAGATTTAGTTAATACTAGTACCGAACTTTATCGGATTTTATATTTTATATCTTTGTTAACATAATATTATCAAATTATTTTTCTAAAGTTAAATCAAAATGTACTATATCATCCTCTAAAATAAATCGTGGGTTTGGATGATTTCCTTCTTGTACAAATTCAATCATGGATGAATTAGCTATATCTACAAGATAGGCTTTGTTGCCTGTTTCCAAATACAATTTAGCACGTTTAATAATCTCACCTATGTAATCATAATATTTTTTTTCGGCTTGTTGTTCTTTAGTATGTGCTAATTTTCCATATCTATAAGCACCCATAATCAAGTGTGAACGCATTAAAGATTCAAATTCGGGTGACCATTCAGAAACTTTAAATTCTTCTTCCTGTTTCAGCCATGATTCATATTTCAGTCTATCAGATTCAGCTTTTTTCCATTCATGAACTTCCTTTGCAATTTCTGAAAAATCAATTTCATTTTCAGGCAATTCACATTTCCACAACCATAAATTATTTGCAAAAGGTTTAATAGGTAAATCCATATTATTTTTTGCCTGTATGACCAAATCCACCATCACCACGGACAGTTTCACTTAATATTTCTACCTCTTCCCATTCGGCTTGTTTATATATGGTTACAACCATTTGACATATACGTTCTCCATGTTCAACTACAAAGTCTTGATTTGATAAATTAACCAAAATTACACAAACCTCACCACGATAATCGGCATCAATAGTTCCAGGACTGTTAAGTACCGTAATTCCATGTTTGATTGCCAAGCCGCTTCTTGGTCGTATTTGAGCCTCATATCCCTCAGGTAATTCAATAAATAAACCTGTTGGTATAAGTTTTCTGTCAAGAGGCTTGAGTAATATAGGGCTTTCTAAATTTGCACGTAAGTCCATGCCCGCAGATAAAATAGTGGCGTATCTAGGTAATGAGTTTGTAGATTTGTTGACAATTTTAATATTCATAATAATTTTATAATTAATTTAACATTTTTAACTTAAATTAATAAGTATTGTCGTGATCAAAACGTCTTTTAATCAATGCTTTTTGGAATCGAACCAAACCCGCTGAATCTAAGTGCTACCGAATGTACAGCATCTTTTACAACAATACCTATTAATTTGTTTTATTTTATATTTCGGGTTGTAAATATTCATCCATCAAGAATTGACCACAAGAAGCACCAACGTCAAGTCCTGGCGGTTTATAATATTCAGAACTTATACCAATTTGGTTAAGGTATTCTTGGAACATTTCAAATTTTGCTATCTCTGATGGATGCATTCCCAAAGATGTTTTTTCGTTATAGAACAAAAATTTAACATTAAAGTCCTTACCTTTAAGCAGATTACACAATATTACAGCATCTTCTACTGAGTCATTTATGCCATCAATTAAAGCATAATGTATTTCAACTTTGTTAGAGGTATATACTCTATAAAATTCACCTGCAGCCAATGTAGATTCTATATTCATTGATTTCGGCATCCATTCTTTCCTAAGTTCGTTATTTGTATAATGCAAAGATAAGTGTAATTTTACATCAAGTTCATAAGATTTTATAAGCTTTGATAGTCTAAAAAATTCCATTGATGCATAATTTGGTAAAGATGTAGCAATAGCAAAACGAACATATAATTTAGGATAATTATCCCTTATTCGTGACATGGACTGAATAACATTCTTAACGTTTAATATAGGCTCACCACACCCCATAAAGCTAACTAAAAGCGTCTTTGGGTTTTTATCCAACTTCAAATCATTATAAATATATTCAATACCCTCAACCAATTCATCTGCCGAAATTGGTGTAACATTGATTATTCCTATATATTCTTTGGTATGACAAAATTTACATCCAATGTTACACATTGTCTGACACGGAACACAAATAATATTTTTGCCATCTTTTTTGTTTATATAAGAAAATTCTAATGTGGCAGAGGTGCTATTTCTTAAAAAAACATATTTTATAGTATCATCATCCTTTGAGAATACCATCTTCCTTAATTTCAGTTTTGTATTCATGTTTTAGTATTTTTTATATGGAATTGATTTCAACACATCTGATGAAAATTTTTTAAGTTTTGTTTTCCTTGGATTTTCCTTGGAAAATTTCTCTATGGCATCAATCATCATTGCTGCCTCTATAGCCTCAAGCATGATAAACACTTTATCTGTCTTGTTATTTGTTTCTTCAAAAACTTGCATATAATTTTACATTTTAAGTTATGGCATTAATCTGCTTAATAATGTTAACGCATGATTTATAAATTGCCTCCATTTTAGAATTTTCTTTGTATTCACAGCATATGTAACCACAAGTAGTTATTTTACAATAGCATCCAATTATGTGAAACACATATCCCATTGATTCAATTTTTTCTACAACAGGCATTAACCAACTAAAATCATAATTCCATCTACCAAAATTAGCATAAGAATACTCATGATCAAACGGATATATAGTATTTATCGGACATCTAAACATATTAAAATGCATAGTTCCAATAGGATATCCACCTACAGTATTGCTATCAATAGAGCCATCAGGGTTCTTATTACATGCAAATACGCATATCAATTTATTACCTTCTAAAATTTCTTCATTATTATCCATACAATATTAGTTTAATTCAATTGTTCCTCTTGGAAAGAAATGCATTAATGGTAATATCTGCTCCTTTGTGTATGTTGTAGCAAATTCACCGTTGAATAATTCAAAAGCTATTTCTCTCATTCTCTCATAGGATTCTGCTTTTATTACACCAACACAATCCTTATCCAATATTATTGAGCCATGAGTATGGCTATGATGTTGACCGAAAGTTATATAAAATGGTTCTATTTTTGGGACACCATGTATTATTCCATCAATTATATCGTATTGCCTTACATCTTTCATCATTTCCTCGAAATTTTTATATTTTTTGCTCCATTTAACAGAGCCAAAAATAAGTTTTTCCAATTCACAACTTTCATCATCTATATTAAACCAAAAAGCAAATTCTCTGCTATCGTTATTATCTAAACATATATTAACAAGTGCTAAATCATACCCGTACATTTGTTTTATTATACCTATATTTTCAACAGGAATATCCTTATCAAGAGTACAGCCATTAACTTTAATGTTGGTATGATTTTTGTATGAATCACAAATTGTTGTACCACCACGAAAATAGATACCATACATTGCCAAATAGTCTGCTAGCAGTGTATATAAAGAATAGTTTTTACCATCAGACTTATTAAGATTTGTAAGATGAAAATCTCTATTACTTAATAAAGATTCATCGAATACTTTAAATTCCCTTTTTGCCATAATATTATATTTTTAATCTTTGTTGAATCATTATTACTGCTTTTTTATCATCTTGTGTTATTGGTCGTTTCCAAATGTTCTTATATTTCCACCAATCTATTGCCTCGTTTACTGATTGCTCCATCACTGATTCAGGCATTGTAGGGTGCTTCCTCAAAATCATACCCTTAAGCATTAATTTAAAATCGTTTTCTTTAATTTGTTCTGCAATTAAATGCTTCTTTATATTTCTGAGTATTGGAAGCATGCTTATGTAATTTTTTCTTTCAAGCCTTGAATTCAGATAATATTCTATATCATCAACGCATATCCTATCATAATTCAAATATACGCTTCTCTCTAGGCTTATTGCCCATGTTACCCTTATTTTTCTTTCCGATTCCTTATAATACCAAAATGATTGCCTATCAGGCATATACCTTATAACAGGCACTTTTATATCTTTTCTTTTTTTTAATTCGCTATCATAAACATCTGTTTTCATTTCTTCAATTGTGTATAACCCATCTTGTGGAAATGCAGGGCAGCTCCATTTGTTAGCATAATATGGAACAAATCCTTCTTGTATTCTATTATAATTCTTATAATTATGATTTTCATTATCGTTATAAGAATTTCCGCCGTATGTTGGTGAAAGAATAATTCTACTTCCACGACCAACATTAAAATTTATTTCTTTTACCCAATTAGCATATGACAATCTACCATCTGTAAGTGCACCTTCGGCATCGTATATAAGCCTCAACCCCCCGTTTTCTATATCTGTAACTTTAATACCCGATTGTATTGGTAAAAATATTTCGGTTCTATCAAGCAGCCCCTGAACAAACAAAAACATTTTCATATATTTGTCATTAAACATTTCCTGTTCGTGCTCAGAGGAATCATTCATTAATTTTTCTAGTTCCGCTTTCTTTGGAAACATTGTTTCTCCTATACCAATATTAGGAGAGCAAATTCGGTATATATTATCACCGTTCCTTATTAGGAAATATGTTTGATGATTCCAAACATTAATCATTGCATTTTCCATTGCATTTGTGGTGTATTCTTTATCTTTTCGCCTTGGCTTTAATGCTACAATACCCCTTACCTCAGGAAGTATGTCCTTGTATCTATTATTTTCAATGAGCCATTCATCAAATTTATCAAGTTGATTATAATCTATACCACCATCATCACAATTGCCAACTTCTTCATCCGCAAATATAACAAGTTGTCTAAGTGCCAATGGTTCATCCTTACCCGCAGGTTCACCACTAGTCAATTGATAAAGTTCTTCCTCAATTCCCATATAAAGTTCAATCATTCCTATAACCTTCATGATCTTTTGCATTTCTTTTGCAAATATGGCTATTTGTGTCTCCATCTTTCGTTTTATTTTGTCTAAAGATGATTTTTGATGATTTATTAGAAGCAATGACATATTTCTTAAAATTTCAAGTTGGCGTTGTTGAATTTCAATACCGTTATACATGGTTTCAAGAACTACTTTACTTGTTTTGTGTACAAGTCCGTATTCATTTTCCGTTTGCTCTTTCTTGATTTCAAAAGGTTTTCCGTTATATAAGTATTCTTGAGCTTTTCTCTTGTATTCCTCGAAATCAGGAATATATCTGTGCGAGTATTCTTTTATAAACGTTGCTATATTTTTTGTTGTCCAATGATGTATTGGTTCAAGAGTATCAATATCAACCGTATATATTTCGACATTTGTAGAACCATCTTTTTCAAATATATTGCTTATAGTTACTAATGTATCTCCTCCACTATCTATAAATAAGTCACCTATTTTGATATTATCTTTGGTTAATATCAGTTTGCTGTATTCCTCACTCTTTAAGATTTCCTTTGAATCATTTTTCTGTACAGAGTCCATAATACTTATTTTTAAATTGCAACATTAAATTTTTTACGAAGATTCATTTTGGTTATCAAATCCTTTGCAATTATATTAAATTGATTAATATTATCTGTTAAAACAAAATCTGTTAAAACATTCATACTGTACTTATCCTTATTGATTTTTAGTACTAATATTCCGTTTGCATCAAATTTTACCTCTTGAATGAAAGCCTGATAATGCCCTAATTTGTTTTGTAATTGTAAGTTACAAATTATTAGTTCCAATGCCTTTAAAGAGTTTTCAAAAGTATTGGAAACACTATGAAATTTTTCATTTATAGAACTATAAACTTCGATAGTGTAAATTGATGATTTTTTCATAATTTCTATTTTTAGATCATTTTTAAATTATTATCAGCACTTTTTAATATTGAGGTTTATAATGTTCACAACGATTACATTGTTTAGTATAGTGTCCATCTATATTAATGTATGGACAATTTAAATTGTTATAATGACAGGTGAAATGTTCTATTTGTTCTTTATCTGTGGGCATGAAAGATTTAAAATCTTGTAAAGTAATAGTTTTCTTTACTATACCCATAAGTTCACACGGCTTGTATTGATTTCCATTTTCCTCAACCATAATCAGCCATTCATAACCATGAATAGTGCCATTATCATATTTGATATCCTTGATTGTCTGAATCCCAAATGGTGTTAGTATCCTTTGACCAACTTTATAAAGATAACGTTTCTTCATATCACAGAGATCATCCCAACTTATTAAATGAGTTTCAGGATTTTTACAAATAATTACAAGATTTTTACTTTCATTAACTGAAATATAAAAATCTCTACCGAAAGTATTATCACTCATTTCTTTCATAGTTTATTTTGCATTAATATTAATTATTCATCATATTCAGATTGTATTTTATCAGTAATTCTGTCATATTCTTCCTTTAAAATCAAATCATTATTAAGCAACCATTTATAAAAATTGATTCCATTAGGGTGCTGATTTAGTCCATCAATAATTTGAAATTCACTGAAATACAACCTTTGTAAGATGAATTCCACAGCAATATTATTGTCAACTAATTTTATTTTTACTTCTGACATAATTTTATATCTTAATTTATGATCAAGCTCTGTAATCACGATTTTCTTTTTGCATCCATTTTTGCATCCAAGAATTCATCCAACATTTAGGATTGCTTTTATTTTTATTATATTTCCACCTGTTATGAAGCATACTTATCTGAGGTAAATTTACCTCAAAATCAGCTATTGCCCAAATATCGAAATAAATTGTGTCGAAAATTTCGTCTTTTAATGGCTTATATTCCAAAATATCGGCACAAATATAGGTTATTGGCATATCAGCATAAATTGGTGAAACAAGGTCTATTACATCTTGATATTTTTCTATAATAACAATCTCTGTTACTACACCGCTTTTAACCTTGTCTTTAATGTTTTGTAATATCAAACCAATACCAAGACCAGCTACCATAACTCTACCATTAGCATTATTACAAAAATCGGTATTTGTAACCATTTCCATTTTTGTATCTGTCATCATAAGCTCACCGTCAACATTAAGTCTAATGTACTTACCATCATTCATATAGTTCAACCCACCATCTCTTATTGCTCTCAAGTTAAATAATGGGTTTTTCTTGTTTGAAAATTCAAAAGTTGATAACCTAGCCAAACCAAGCTTCTTTACCTCACCGACTTTCATATTAAAGTTATCAAAAACTCCTTCCATATTTATTATTTGTTTTTCCATTATTCTCTTTGTTTTTCTATTTTTATAAAAACTGTTAATTCCATTAAATATAGTGAAAGGCAAGAAAAATGCCTCTCCTGTATCAGGAGAGGCATTTTTAAAATTTACATGTTTTCTCTTAATGCCTGTAATTTGGAAAGATTGCTTTCATCAAGACCGAAAATTGTTCTATCGGGTGATGTAAGCTTGTTTTTCCTTTGTCTTTCATTATATTCGCTTGGGGTTTCCTTATCAATGCCAAGTATTTCTTCAACAGATGGTGGTTTTACCTCAAATTTTAATAGTCTTGTGGTATCTTCCAACAAATAATATTTTAATGCTATAAATCCTGCGGTTGAAATCTTTTTATCGGATTTGAGTGAGAAATAGCCTATTCTTTGAGCTTTATATTCCTCAGGCATTTCCTCAAAATTTTTATTTCTTTTATCAATTTCCTTTTGTGAAAGTTTACCAAGTGCTTTTTTAGCCACAAACACAACACTTGTAGCCTCAACCAATTTTTGTGATAGTGGTATTAAACCTACGATTTTTTTGTTAGTAATACAACAAACAGAGCCATCATCAACAACTTTACACATATGGTTGAAGCTATAAGGATTGAATACCCTTGCTAAATGGTTAAGGAAATTAAGACCTTTTTCAGTCTTTTCAATTTCCTTAATAAGATTAAAAGCCCTGTTGACATCATCTGGTTCAGGGTCACCAAATTCAGTTTTAAGTTTTGAGTAAATAACAGCCAATTTGGGTAAGTCCAAGTTTTTCTTCTTAATTTCAAGTTTTGGTCTTGATAACATTAATGCTGAACGCCTTGGTCTATATAGTTCTAATTTCATGGCATTATCCAAAGTTTTTATTGCTTCCTCTTTTTGTTCTTTGGAAAGTCCTGTTAAATTCAAAACCCTAACTGATTTTGAGGGTTTTTCAAACTTGGAAAGATCAATTGAACCTACAACCTTAATCTGTTTGTTGTTTGGATGTGATTCAATTTCTTCCTGTGTCATAGGAACAATTTTATACATGAAATTGTTAGGTTGTAATACAACAAAATCATTACATTCCTGATTTGTACCATCGAAACAGTCTTGACCTTCTTCAACTGTATAAACTAAATCTAATACTTTATGAGTTTTCATTTTTATATATTTTTAAAAGCTAAAACAAACATTTCTAATTTCTTCGATTCTTTCATCAACCCACTCTTGAAGCTTTTCTTGCTTTTTATCATTTACATTTTCTTCGGGTAGTTCTTTTTCCCAACCATCTACACCTGTATTGATATCCAAATCATTAGCAACATCTGTATTAATATCATCAATGTCTTCATCATATTCTACATCAATATCGTCAAATTGTGATATTATTTCATCCATTTCATCAATACGTTCTTGCATAAGTTCACCTGTTGGTGAGGACTGTAAAGAATCAGGTATACCATCCAATTTGTCTTGGGTTTCATCACGGAGAGTTTCGGCATTGGATTTGATATTTTCAATAAATTCAGATAATTCCTCAGCATTAGTTATAGTTATAACCGAAATGTCCTCAATTTGCTCTTGCATGGAATAATAACATGACATGAATTCACTTTGTGTAAGTTGTGATTGTCTTGGTTGTGTTTTACTTATATTTTTACCACCATGTAAAAACTGCCACCAATAATAAGATTCACCCTTTTTGATTAAAACTGTGTCAGTTTCGTCATATGGTTGTGTGCGGTCAATTTTAGAAAGTATTTGCCCCTCTCTTTTACCTTTTAATGATGTATATTCAACCCTTTTTCCCCTTGAGTAAATATTACTCTGTGCTGTTTTTACTAAATTTGCTTTTGCCATGATTATAATTGTTAAATTAAATTTTTGATATTAAGTAATCAATTTGTGTTTCAGATAATTTTAGTTCCAATATGCGTTTACGTTTTAAAACCATATCCAACCCTATTTCCTCTATTACCATGATTTCAAGACCATCATCCTTTAATTCTTCCGCTTTAACTAGCAGAAAATCCATCCAACCCATTTTTTCTGCCAATATTTGCTTTTCTTTTTCTGCAATTTCATCTTTATGGATTAATTCCAATGATAAAATTGAAGATTCCAAGGTTTTTATTTCGTGTTTCAAAAATGTTTCCTTAGCTTCAAACGGAAGCCCATTTTCTATAGCCACATCGTTATTGATATTGTTAATCATCAAATCAAGACTTTTACCGAAATACTGTGAAAAATAACTATCAGAGTTGCATAGTTTGGTTAGTAATTTTATTTCTTCGTCTTTTGTCATAATAATGAATTGTTATTGTTAAATTAGTTTGTATTTTATAATTGGATATTTTATAATTAATCTATGTGGCTGATTTTAACGTCGAATTTTTTCTTTCCAAAAACGTTAAACCAAAAATTAAGTAAGTTTAATCCATTTGAACCACCACCAAAAGATTCATAAGATAAATTAGTAGTGACCCATACCATAACATAATCCTTGTCAAGCAGGTTTGGAGTTGCATTTGTGGCTAGATCACTTAATTTACCAATACTTACAGAGGTATTAAAATTTGTGATACGTAGTTTTTTGAATATTACGGGTGTGGTTTGGAAATAAGCTGTGGAAAGCTCAATGTGATGAGAACCCATTATGTCAACAGTTTCTTCAATTTTTAGTATAGGTGCTGTAAAACCCCTTTTTAATAATTCTTCTTGAATGATTTCCCTAATTTCAAGCAAATTTGATAACGATAAGTAATTTTCTGCTGAGTTCATAATTTGTATTTTTTAAATTATTTTTATATTTAACGATTTTTCTATCAATTTTACTATTTCATGCTTCTGTGCTGCTTTACATTTAGAATACCAACAAACACAATAGAGGTTTCCACAGTCTGTATAACCTTTCATAGGCTTGAAAATGTAAAGACCCAAGCTACTATCACCATTTTTAGTATTTTCACCAAAAATGATTCTGTCTGCGTTGTAATTATTATCATTTTCAATTTTAATTCCTTGATTGGGTTTGAATCCAAAGCTAATTAGTTTAGCATTCAATTCAGAGGCTGTTAATGCTCTAGCTGTTGCCATAATTTCTATTTATTAAATTATTTCCTGAATTACACGCAACCAATAAAACGATAAGCATCCAATTACAAATAAAACGCCAATAATTTTATAAAGATTTTCTGCTGAGAGGATTTCTGTTTTCATAATTTCTATTTTTTAAATTATTTCCAAAATTATTACAAAAATCATGCCAAATTTGTTATTATATATGTCAATTCATAAAACCTTAACAAACCTTAACACAAAAAGCATAATTTTAACATTTTTTAACTGACAGGTGACATGTTTGTCATGTCACCTGTCAGTTAATATGTATGTCAGTTCGCCATGTATGTCAGTCAAATTTTTAACTTTTCCATTATTACTGAAATCGATTTTCCATTATAAAGTTCCAATACATTATTTTCAATTGCATAGTACATTGGTGATTTATTAGTAAACCAAAATTGCCCGTATTTTTCCTTTAATTGTTTCTTTAAATAATTTGTTTCTTTAAATTTTTTCTTTGATTCCAAAGCATCTATCTGTACATCAGTAGGTTTTATATCATTTAAAAAATCTTCATGCTCTATGAGATTTTTTATTTGTGACATACCGTTTTGGTATGTCACTTTATATGTCGATATTATTTTCATTAATAAATTGATTTTGAGAAATCTATTATTTGATTACCAAATCCGTTGATATGTCCTTTTTCCTCTACTTGCCCGAATTCATCATAAATGATATATGAGTAACAGTTATCATCGCCATAAATTTTGATTTCCTCGATTTTACCCGATTCATCATAATTAAACCATTTGCCTATTTTCTCACCATTATCAAATTGTCCTTTTTGCTTTACTTTTTTGTTTTCGTAATATGTAATAAAATCACCTACCAATTTCCCGTTTTCCCAATGTTTTTTCTTTTTGATATTGCCATTTTCAAAGTATAGAATATTTTCACCATGTCTTTGCTTGTTATTAATTTCACAGCTTTCTTTAAGACATCCGTATGTATTTGGATAATAAAATCTGACAGTACCATTATCTGCTTCCCTGTTGGTTATCTTTTCTGTTTCTATCTCGTTGGCTATTACGGAAACGACAAACCTATTAGCCCTTGACACTATTGACTTAACAGCACCCGATGTATTAAAACCATATTTCTTGAATAATTGGTTGTGTGTTAGATCATTGAAAAAGAAGTCAATCAATATATCAGGGTTTTTGGATAACTCGTATAATTCCTTTGCCCTTTTGAGTTTCTTTTTTGGTATTAGGTCTATTTCTTCATGTTTGAAATCTTCCTCTGATTTCATACTGAATTCAGTTAAATTGGTATTATAGATTTCATAGATTTCATCAACCTCGCTTTTAACCTCAGCTATTATGTCTGTAAAATCACCTTCAGATATTGTCTTGTTTGACGAATTGGAAATGATTTTAGAAATATTGATAACTTTACCACAATTAACTTTGTTATATTCCATCATTGCTGTATGTCTTATAGCCATAAGAACATAACCCGCTATTGGCTCTTTAGGTTTAAACCAACCGTTTGGATTTATTTCATTATTTTGGAGGGTTGTATCACAAGATGTTAATTTTTGGAGTTCTAATGCGTAAATTTCATCTTGTGATTTATTGGCGTATTCTAATTCTTCAAAATGAAAATTAATTAATTTATCCTCTAAAATTGATATTTTGGTTTTCAATAATAATATAGATGACTTTAAAATTGCGGCATCAACATCATCATATGTTTTTGATAGTTTTTCTATTTTGGTTTTCAGACTCTTTTTTAAATCATAAAGATCAGCATTGCCGTATTTTTTCCTATTTCTGAAAGCGTCAAATTGGTTACATACAATTATGTCAGCCATATCTCTGTCTTTGACTACTTGAAAGGCGATGGAATAACACTGCTCATAAAATTCTTGCCAAAATTTAGACCAAACGAAATTATGTTTAGTTCCTGTTAAAAACAATCTACCAAAAACCTGCGTATCAATCCATTGTTGAAGTGTGAATTTCTTTTTGTACGTATCAGACAAGTTATAGTAATTTTTAGTTTCGAAATCAATAGCTACTTTTAATCTAATATCTAAGATTTTATTACCTGTTTTATATTCCATAATCCCCATTTTTCAAATTATACTTATGTTAAATTAAATTTTTATTTAGAACACCTTGGTAAGAAATTATTTTCTAGCATACCATTTTCTCTGTTAATATTGTTTCTAATACCAAAGAAATCATGATAAAAATCAGAATCATTTGATTCCAAAAGTTGTTTGAAATCAATAGGGTTTCCGTGAGTATGACATTTGTCAAAATCCATTAGTGATGAACCACGGTTTATAGGTTCATTTAAATGTACAAACCTAACAAGTTCTATTGCTCTGCTAATAATTTTAGTTATTAGTTCATAATCATTTTTAGTTGTCTTTACGCAATCAGTGATTTCTACCATAGTTCCTATATTTTTAAATTAGTTTATAATTAGTGTTTACTACAATTTTGTATTGCAAGTTTATAAATTTCTTTTATTGTGAGTATTTTTTGAGCAACAGGAAATTTATCCATTCCTATTCTTCTTATAAGATTCCAATAACCATTTTCTTTGTTAGCGTTGAATGAGAACCATTCATTATACAATCCCAAAGCTCTGAATTCTATTTTGTTATCGTTTGAAACAGCTTTATTAATTATAATGTTTTTAGCCATAATTTTATATTATTTTATTGATAAATAATAAAAATTGTTATGATAACGTATTACAATCCCTATTTTTTTAAAGATTGACGTTGATACCCTTAATTCCTGAGGAATTGAAATGTATTTGACACCCTTAATAGTTGATGAATCAACCTTTGACACACCAATTTCTTCACTATTTTCGCCTATAAAATTCTTTAAAGATTGAACTTTTAAAGATTTGGCTTTTGATTCTGCTGCAGTCATAATTTCTATTTTTTAAATTATTGATTATTTCCTCTTTTACTACAAAAGTCGTGCCAAATTTGTTATCATATATGTCAATTCATACACCTTTAACAATCTTTAACAAATAAAGCGTTGCTATTAACATCTTTTTACAAACTTATATGACAAAATGTCGTGTAACTTGTCAGTTACCATATATGTCAGTTTGTCATGTCATTTCTTAATAAAATAGTCTTCCGTAATGTATTCATACCGCATACCTTTATTTTTACAGAATTCAACGGCTGCTTTTCTCTTTGCCTCAGTTACAGCTGATATAGCCAACTGATATAAATATTTTTCTTTACTTTTATATTTCTCCCTGTCAGGTTTTTCAGTATCTTTACGTGATTTTACCTCAATTATGTATTTCGTAAGTTTATTAGAGTTTCCAACCATTTCAACATAAAAATCAGGGTAGTAGCTACATATTTTTTGTTTTACAGGGTTAAGATAGCTAATAATTAGATCATCACTTTCGTATGACCATCTTTTACATTTTGATGATGAATCTAAAACTTGAATGAATTTTAACTCCAATCCACTCCTATAAATTATTCCTAATTTCATATTATAATATCCTATTAATTTATCAGGATTTTCCAAGTGATGATATCCTTGATGAAATCTACTATTAGCATGAATAGGATTTAATATTTCTAATTTCCCCATGTCCTTTTACTTTATTTAGTAAATTGGTATTACGTATAGATTAAAATAAATAAAATTAAAAAACATGTACAATGATTTAATAAATTGGTATAATAACAACACATACAAATCAAGTATTAAAATATGTGAATTTAGGAAAATATGTGAATTAACTTCATTTCTAGATGATAGTTGCAAACACATAACTCCAAAACAAAGAATGTGGCATATAATTAATAGTAATTTTAATATACAATATTGTGAAATTTGTGGAAAGCAATCGAATTTTGACAGACACAAATACTGTTATCAGGTTTGCTGCTCAAAAATATGTGCTAAAAAATTTCAATCATCTGAAAAATGGTCAGACAATTGTAAGAAAAATTATATAAAAGCAGAATTGACTTGTTTAGAAAAATATGGTGTCGAAAATTATTCCAAAACTGATGAATATAAAGAAAAATATAAAGAAACATGCTTGAAAAAATATGGTGTCGAAAATCATATGCTTATAGAAGATTTTGTAGAAAAATCAAAGCAAACAAATCTTAAAATTTACGGTGTAGAATGGTATCAACAAACTGACGAATTCAAAGGAAAATATGAGAAAACATGTTTGGAAAGATATGGTGTAGGAAATATGTCATATCTATCAAGTACTATATCAAAAATACACGAAACCAAAAAGAAAAATGGTTCTTATGAAAAATCTAAAGAGGAGAATGAAATATATTATAATCTAATAGAATTGTTTGGATATTCAGATATTGTTCGTCAATATAGAGATAAAAGATATTATAGTAAAGAAACTAAATATTTATTTGCTTGTGATTTTTATATCAAGTCTTTGGATTTGTTTATAGAATATGATGGAATATGGACACATAAACCACAATATTTATCTGAGAAAGAAAGAAATGAAATGATTAAAAAATGGAAAGAAAAATCAGAATTTAGTAATTATTACAAAGGTGCTATTTCTGCATACAATCGTGATTGTTTGAAGAGAGAAATATCAAGGGAAATTAATTTAAATATACAATTTATTAGAAAATTTTCTGATTTTTCTATATAGTTGTTTTATTAATTATTACTTAGTCCTACTTTCATTCTTCCATCGTGACCAACTAAACCCTCAATTTTTGAGTTCAATTTTTGAATTTCTCTGAATAATAAATTCGTTTGTTGTTGTTGTTGACTTGTAGCCTCAGTGAACAACAACATCATTTGTGCGTATTTATCCTCTTTTGTTAATGGCTTATGTGGGGCTTGTACAACAAGCTTTGCAGCTTGCTGCTGTGAGGTTTGGCTGTAATTATAAACACTGTTATAACTAGCCGATGATTTTATGTTGGCTGCTGAATATTTATCATAAAAATTAGCTGATGAATCTATAATTTTTGATAAGTCACCTATACCTGCAGATTCATTTTTTAAATCTTTAAGGAATTTAATATAAATATCAGCAAATCTCTTAAATGGGTCTATAAATTTGTTAAATATATCAACTTTATCAGTGGTAAGAAGCGACATACCAATGGCACTTCCAACCAATAATTGTTTTACACCCTCACCAATTTGCTTTCCTCTATCCTTTATATCTGTAGTACCTGAAAAACTAGAAACCACATCCGATAAACTCTTTAAAGGTGACATCATGTTATTTACAACACGTATACCTTTTTCAGCATCCGATTTAAACATCCCCCAAAATCCCTTGTCATTATTTTTAGCCCTACCAACTGCTGCAAAAGCCGATGGTATAGTTGTTATAAGTTCAGTAATATTTTTCTCAATAAGTTTTATATCAGCGGGTGTTAGTTTAGCCTGTTTCCAATTTAATACGGCGATTGATAAATCTTTTAAAGGAGCACCAAGACCATTAACATATTTAATACCACGTTCAGTATCCGTTGTTTTCCACATACCAAATAGTCCTGGCTTTGATGTCTTTGTATCATCACCTATCTTGGCTATTGTTGAAGGTATAATCGAAAGTACCGCATTTATGTTATCAGAAATTAGCTTTGTTTCTGTTGGTGTTAATTTCATGCTTTTCCATGTTTTTACACCCTCACCCAAATCATAAAGTGACCTACCTATGCCTTTAACATAATCAATACCTCTTTCTGTATCTGTTGTTTTCCAAATCCCAAAAAGACCGCTAGATTTTATAGTATTATCATTTCCTATTTTTGAAATTGTTGATGGTATAATAGAAAGTACAGTATTTACATTGTCCGAAATAAGTTTAGCATCATTTGGTGTTAATTTCATTTCTTTCCACATTTTAACACCATCAGCAAGTTTTGTCATTGCTTTACCAATACCTTTAACGTAATCAATACCTCTTTCTGTATTTGTTGTTGTCCAAGCACCACCTGTTATAAATCCTAGAAGCCCTGTTGCGGGTTTAGTAATATCATCGTTCCCTATCCTTGCTATAGTTGCGGGTATAACAGACAAAATTGTATTGATATTATCTGAGATATTTCTTGCATCATCAGGACTTAACTTCATATTTTTCCAAACAAGAACGCCATCCGCTAATTTTTTAAGATTACTACCCAAACTCATTGTAAATGCTATACCCTTAAGTATTTGCCATTGTGAAACATCTATTCCATGCATTTTCTTTATATATTCAGGAGATGTACCCAACGCCACAGCCGTTGTTACACCCAATATGGTATCAGCTAATGTCTTGGCATCCTCAGGCTTCCAATCAGTTGTTGTAGCTTTCCAATATGATAAAGACCTTGCAAATACACCAACAACTTCTCCCACTTTGTTACCCATCATTGTTATTTTCAAGAATGAGCCAATACTCAAATTAGAAAATGCATCAGAAACACCTTTAACTACTATTCCTAAACTATCGGCAAATATGCTCATTTGCTCCCTTTCCAAGTTAAGTTCAGATATTGGTTTCAATGCTTTAGCTAATACATAAAGAGAACCCGCTAATAATCCAACTGCTAAAGCACCTAGAGATATCGGTGCTATTAACAATCCCGCACCCGCATAAACTAACCCTAAAGCTGTAATAAATGTTGGTATCTTCCAAATCAAACCACCATTTTTAGCTATCATATTTCCTATCTCTGTAAGTGGCTTTTTCATTATCCACAAAGATATTCCAATTAGTGCAAAGGCTAAAGCACCCATAGCTATTTTAGGAAGTAAAAATCCTGCAGCTACAAATGGTGCTGTTACAGCGAATAACATCAAAGGTATTTGCCAAATAGCATTAGTCTGACCCGCCAACATTTTAGCGGTTATACAGACTGAAAATCCAAACAGCAACAATGACAATGATACAAATCCTATAGCTAAAGCACCTTCTTTAACCTTATCAGATACGGTTTTCATTCCTATCAATGCAAATAAAGCTGCTGTACCCGCAAGCAAAAGAACTGTTAGACCAACCTGCTTATAGTCTATTGGCAACTTGGATATAACCCAAAAAGTACCTGTCATCATTAATAATGATAATGACATAAGTACCATATTTTTAATACCATTCTTGAGGTCTGATTTATCACTCAGACCCATGTATTTATAAAATTTGGCTACAATATAAGTAACACCTATAACAGTTACCATACCAACTACCATATCTGTAATTGAGAATTTTGAAATAGCATATGCTGATGCAGCTATAGCAAGTGACATAGCAAGTATCCCCGCACCAATATACATTACGGATTGTGCACCATCTTTAAGTTTTTTATTATCTTTTGCTAAAGATTTAAATTCGGGTTGTAAAACTCTAAGTGCTAATTTAAAGAACAATAATCCTGGAGTTGCTATTATCGATAGTGCACCACCAATAGCCAATGCACCAACAAATCCTGTTATTGATCTAGCAACTTTTAAAAGAGAATGACCAAATCCATCAAGCCCTTCAAAATTTATACCTTTCATTACATTACTAACCTCATTTATAGTAGACCTAACATATCCAATTGATTTTTTAGCTCTGCTTGATATTTCTTTTTTAATTTTAAATTTATTAAGATGTTTAACAAATGATTCTAAAACATTAAAGAAATTCTTTACCATAGATTCAGCATCTTTCATTTTCATTTTACCCAAAGCGGATATAAATCCAACATCAACTGCTTTTATGGATTCAGAAAGTTTCTTGGTGTCTTTTGGTAAAGTTCCAACTGATTTATTAATTGATTTTGCATATATGGTTATTATCTTTGATAGTTTAGCAATATCAGCCTCAGTATAAGAACCTATATTCATGCTTTGTTGTGAATTAACTGTATTGGCTGTTTCGGCTTGTATATTCTGCTGTATAGTCTTTGCATCGACATTTTGAGTCTTTGCATCAACACCCGCTATAGCATCTTTAATGAATTTAGCTGATTTGGAGATATCAGTTGATGCCGATAATATATCAAATGAATACTCAGAAATATCCTCTAAAAAAGAATTTGATTGTTTAAGGTAATCATAAAGGACTTCAATTTCTATATCATTCATGGCAAAGCGTTTTAATTATTTAAAACAGAGAAGCCTGACAGGTTGCTATCAGGCTTCTCAATTAGTATTTTAAATAATTAAGGATTTAAAACCAAGTCTTTAGATGAATCAGCTTTCCAAGTACCATCGCCATTATTTCCATCGCTGTTTATTTCAAACCTTGCCCATAATTTTTCATCCGTCTTCCTGTAATTCATCCGTTCCTGTAGTTTTTTTGTAGCCTCTTCTTTGGCTTTCTCCAAAGTGGTATTTTTAAGAGCAACAGGTTCTATATAAGGATAAGAGCCTTCAAAGCAGCTAAATCTTATATCACCCTCGAAATTATCAGGAATTGTTGTAAAGTATTTGTCATTTCTACTATTATTATTGCTTTCGAATATTTTTAATTTTTTCATAATAATTTACATTTAATCATTTGACACTGTTATATCAAAAACCTCACCAACAATGTCTTTTTCTTGTGGATGGCTTACAGCCCACCCTAATCCCAATATATAATCAACATCTTTCATTGTTGCATTATTAAACTCTATTTTATCATCAGTTTCATGTAATTTTTGCAAAAAAGATTTTAATGTATCATTATTAAAATCCTTTATATTTTTGGATTCTGAATTATTGTTTTCGAATATTTTTAATTTTTTCATAATAATTTATATTTTTTAATTGTAATAGTTTCCATCATTTTTCGCTTTAGTAGCTATTTCCTTGTTGTATATAGCATAAGCTTTATACGCAACCTCTTTAACGGTCAAATTATCAAAGCAATCCATTACATAGTCATAATGGTACATTACAACATCTTCAGCAGTCTTTTTATCAGTTCCTGATGAAATCAATTTTGCAATAACCTTTTCTTTTGTAATATCTGTATCAGGGTTAGCATCACCTTCAAAAATTTTAAGTTTTTTCATAGTACTTACTTATGAAACCCTAAAGCCTCGTTTTTAGTTTTAAAGAAATTAATAAGATTATAATTAGGTGCTTTTGTAAATGACATCCAAAGATAATAATCAGGATTGACATTACCACCCCAAATTGACAAATCCCTTTGAGGTTTATATCCCCAATAACAAGGTATTTTAAATAATGTAGTACCATCTTTAACTTTTATACCTTCCTGTTTATCAGCCCATTTAGCTATATTAGCCACATTGGAATCAAAATGATCATCACCTTGCTTATCGGTAAGATACCCTCTAAATTTATAGGGATCACCCGCAATTTGGGTTGTCATTCCTGAGCCAGGAGAGTATGATGTCCATAATGAATTTTGTTGAATATAGACAACATCTGTTGGATTCCAATCCTCGTTTATTTTTAACTTTTTCATATGGTTGATGTACTAATTAATTTTTGATTATTTACTTTTCTTTGAAGAAATCTCTTAATTCTTAATAAAAATGCTAAAGGCTTATTTATTTTGTAGTAATAAATATTCTCGAAAAAATCCTTAATTGTTATATTCTCGTTATTAACAGTTATAATTGAATCACCCGACAAGCATTTACCTGATTGTCTACTTGATAAAAATATATTAAATCTATAGCTTTCAAATTGTCTAAGCACTCTTGATTGATATGGTCTTAATTTTATCTGTTGAATACCATCATCTGTCATACAATATGCATAATTATTAGCAAAGTATAGACATGATGCTTGTAATTTAGCAAGCTCTGTTATTTCTTTATCGGTATATTGGAAATGTAAATAACCTTTCCTTTTCCTTATATCTTTAAGATAAAATGGGTTGTTCCTTGGTAAGTATCCCGTTTTATTATATTCTTTTAATATTTCTTCTACCCTTTCGGTACTGTATATATTTTCGTTAGCCATAATATCAATATTTTCGTTGTATTTACCGCTACAGGAGAGGCATTTTCCTTGAACTCAGACAGTTTTCATGGTATAAGCACAACATGAAAATGTAAAACTTACCAAAGCGAATTAAAAGTCACTAAAGATGAAGGTATTTCTTGTAATCCTATTGCTGATAATATTCTATTTAAATATGCTAAATAATTAGTCATAAATTGTACATCGTATGATACAGGAAACTTCTGCAAAAATTGAGGTGGTATTACACCTATCGGAAAGGCAAACACATCTGTTGATGCATTTGATGTCCAATACCATTGAACTTTATCACCCGATTTTATTATAGAATATTTTTGCTTTATCTCATTAGATGACATGGAAATCTCATTATTATATTGTGCTATTGCTCTCATATATGCCTGAGAACCCGCAATTGTCTTTATTTCATTGTTTGAACTTTCAAGAATGTATTTACCCAAATTGTTTACCCTTTGTGCGGGTAGGACATTTATTATGTCAGTATGTATAAATTCTTCCTTTACTTGCTTTACTTTTTCTATTATTACCGCATAATCTATATTATCTACTTTTATAATATAGTCAATAACAATCTCTTTCAATTTATTACGTATAAATTTTGGTACAGATGCCTGATTTATTTCGAGACCAACGGCTTTTACATTTTCATATCTTCCAAAAGTATTACCATCAGCCCATAATGATTCCTTAATATACCTTTTTTTAGCGGTAATAAGGAATTTACCAACTATTTGCTCAAATGTTAAGTTAAGACATGGCTTACCCGATATTCTTGTCTGTAAACCATTATGTAAGCCGATAAAATACGAAAGCATATGACCAAGTGCGGGATATATGTCAAGTTCGTTTAATTTTAATATGAAATCTTGAACGCTACCTTTATAATCAGTATTCTTAATAATTTTGCCATAATTAACAAATATGGAATCAGTATCACCATATATAACAATATCACCTGTCACAGGTATTACCTTTGTTATTCCAAGTTGTTTATGAACATCGTATATGTATGGAAATCTTTCCTTAAAGTACTTATTGAACCAAAATTTGGTATATTTAATTACATAAGCTGATTGTGTTGATATTGATGAGGCAACATATTTGTCATATAGTACAAAATTACTAAAGCCAAATACACCATATATTGAATTGAGGATTTTTTTCAAAGATAAATCCTCACTCTTTTTGGTAAATCTCAAGTTTTCAAGACGTATAATTTCATCTTTAATTTCTTGTACTGTCACCTCTTGTCCTTGCTTAAACCTGCAGTACTGTAAACCTAAATTATATACCATGATTAAAATTGACCATTTATATTATTGAATATACCACCAAAACCATCCGATTCCTTCTTATATTCTTTAACATCATTTTTATTTACATTACTCATAAATTCCATAACCGCATTATCAACCATTACTTCAGAAATTCCTAATGGTCTTTTTAATTTTATACCTGATAATTTAGTACATCTAGATAAGGCAACATATGTCTGACCCGTGTCGAATATTCCTCTTTCACCTGTATCTATGACATATTCTTCAATAGTACAAGACTGAGATTTATGTATAGACATGGCATAACCTATGGATATTGGATATTGGATAAATTTTCCTGTACCCATAGACCTAACCTCATTAGATGATTTATCAAATTCATATTTTTCAGAATGGAACTCAACCTTGCCTATACTTACAATACAGCCGCTGTCTAATTCAACATCCATAAGCTCACCATCAAAATTAATAAGTTTTCCAACAGTTCCATTGATATATTGCCCGCTTTCTCTATCATTTGAGCGAATCATAACCCTAGCACCTATTTTTATTTTTATTACCTCGTCAACAGCACATTGCTTAACATTGAAATTTCCTTCTACTTTACCAACCAAAGTTATTGGTTTTGAACTTATTTCGTCAAGTTTTTTATTATTATAATATTCTACATCCTTATTATAAGTACATAATACAATGGCATCATCTTTAATTTCGTTATGAACCATAATTTGGTTATGTTCATTAAGCTGAGAACGTGTTATTGTGCCATATTTTATAGAATTTAAAAATGAAATAAATTTTTCATCTTTCTGTCTAAAAATTCTTGTAAAATTTATGGTTGTAATTGGTACAAATTCAAATGGTTTTGCTGAATAAAAGTATTTTGAGCCAAATGTATGCCTGATATAATCCATTTCAGATTTATCTGAAATTACAGGTGGTAATTGGTATAAATCACCAACTAATATTAGCCTCTTTCCACCAAAAAATTCGTCTATATTAAGTGCTTTTCTATAAAATTCGTCTATTGCCGAAAGCATTAAAGATGAAACCATTGATATTTCATCTATAACTAATGTTTCGGGTATGGCATACTTTTCTAAGCTATTTTCATTTGGCTTATGTATATTACACGGAAATAAAGGCTTAGGTGGGAATCCAAAATAAGAATGTATGGTTTCACATTCTATACCATCTGTTCTTAGGTTGTTGGCGGCAACCCCTGTAGGAGAAAGCACAACATACGAACCAAGTTTCATGTTTGATAATAAAAGTTTTAGGAACGTAGATTTTCCTGAACCCGCAGAACCTGTTATAAAAAACACACCGTTTTCTGTTGTTACAGTATCATATGCCTTTTCAAATTCGTCTGTTATTTCTAACCAATCAGGTTTAATAAGTTTTGATAAATCAGCCATTTTTATTATATTTTGTAATTTTATATAAAAACAGACCAATATTAATCAAGCCTCATATGAACCCTCAGCATTTACAAGCCTACTCAAAGGTACTCTATTGCCATCACGAAGCTCTTTAGGGTTTGAAAGATTTAAGGAATTTATCATTGAATTTGTTATCAACGATGTAAGGAATGAAAAAGCATTAGATGATTCAAGCATTGTGTATTTTATACAATGGCAGTCAACGATTTCTGTCTTTTGAAATTTATCTTCAAATATAGTTTCCTGTAACCTTGATTCATCACCTATTAATTTAAAACACACATCTGAGAATACAGACATATCTTCTTTGTTAAAAATGTCAATTATGGAAAGCTTTTTTTGAACTGTGTAATTTGTACATCTAATCACACCTTGTGATTGATACTTTTCTTTTACTAGATTAACTATATTTTTAAGAGTTATATTTTCATTTCTTCCTAAAGATACTATATCATTTTCATAATTAGCGTCTTCGCCTATTGTTATAGATATTATACCATAGTTTTTAATATTGATCTCAATTTTATCTCCAACAATAAAATTTTGACATAATTTAATTGCCGCACAATTATAAATATTAAATGTTCTCCAATATTTACATAGATCATGAGTTGCTGTTGAGATTGCATCCTCTCGTATATCATCGGTAGCTAAATAGAACCTTTTACCAACATGTAAGCAATGCTTTCTGAACATATTCAGAAAATCTGTACTGAGTTGATTGTTGATTATACATTTTCTAAGTTCAACATCATATCTTTCCCTGTCTATGTAATAATTGTTCTGTTTTGCCATAATAGTATTAATTTGTATGTGGTGATTCTTCTTCAATCATTGTTTTGTTTTTCTCAAATTCTTCCAATGTCATAATTGCGAATTTGTCAATATATAGATATTTTTGAGAGTACATTGGTTGACCTTTATCATTTTTTATAGCCTCATACAATTTAATCATATCGAGTTTTTTCTTAACTGTCATTGTTTGTTTGGCATCCTCAATCAAGAAATTGGCATTGTGTTTTATTCCAAACGATGTTCTAAAAGATTTGTCTGCTTTTAATTCTTTATGTTTAAGCATACAATTTATATAAATTGGTGCTGAAAGTACTTGGTTAAAAGTAGTCATCATACGATTTATAAAATTGAAGTAAGATAAATCCTCATAGGATAAGTTATCATCAGCGTAAAATATAACCTTTCCACCACCATTATTATCAGCTCTATCAAATCGTTTTGTTGGAAGTCTAGATATTTCGTTTAGTCTACCATTAAAATAATCAACAACTTTCATGTTTGTCAAATCTGGACCTTCCTGTTTAAGTGTGTCTATCTGTGATTGAGAACCATTAACCGATGGTACTACAATATTCCTTGAGTACGATATAGATGGTTGACCGTTTACAGTAACCTCACCACTGTCAAAATTTATAAGTAATGTTTCTTTAAAATGATTAACAAATTTCCTTAATGCTTCAAGTGCTTTATCTGTTGTTTTATTACCAACAGGTACTACCATCTTTATACGTGATTGGCAATTCATGATAAACCAACCAACTGTAGCATCCTCTAATTTTCTTTTTAAGTTGAAATCCCTGAGTAATCTTTCAACATAAGACAGATTTCCTGTAGTATCTATATCCAAATATGGTATATAAAGTATTTGATTTTCAGATAATGTTACCCTACTACCATCTGTTTTTACATATTCCCAACCTTTAATTTTTTTCTGATTCTCACTAAGATCACGTATATCACCATATTTAAGCCTAT